ATTCTCCGGATCATTCTCCCAGGATTCGGTTTCCTTGGTTGTAAATACCTTCCCGGCACGTTTAATACAGAAAGCGCGGCTGTTCTTAATGATACCGCCGTTGTAAATAAAATACTTAAGCTGCAGTTCCTCGGAATAAATCTTTCCCTGCATGGCATCAACCTGGCTATAGGTATCGTAAGCCATATTGCGGTGATACTTGCTGAACGCTCCCAGTTTTTCAGGCTCTCCCTGTATCAATTCTTTAAACCCGTTCTTAAATCCCTCAAATCCGCTTTGCGTCAAAACACCCCGGTACGCAAAATCCTTGATCTTGGTACGAACCTCAGGCATTTCAAGCAATCCATCCATATAGCCTTCTTTTATCAGGGTACCGTCCGGTTTCATCCCCAAACGTGAATAAACAATACCCTTGATCTGCTCCGCGGTTACCTTGAACATCTTATTGCTCAAGCTGCTTTTTAATGAGCCATAATAAGCGGTATTCTCAGAAAGGATGTAATTCATATCTTTTACCATCTGGATGGTGATCTTGGATGTGATGGAGATTTTAAGGCTGGCGTAAATCCGGTCAAGATCGGCCAGCAGCTGTTTGTTTTTAGGGGAAGAAAGAACCTGATTGTCCTGAGTTTCCAATTTATCGACAAAGACATCGATAAAGGTCCTGGCAAACTCAAACTCCTTTTCTTTGATCAGTTCCTGAAGCTCATCCATTGCAAGATCAATCCAATCGGCTTTCTCCTGCATACGCTTGATCAGCTGTAATGCTTCCTTCTTAGTCATTATACCATTGGGTTAAATTCAACCTGCTTTGGCTTAAGCTGCTGCTCCAGTTCATCCAGGTATTGATCAAGAATTGCCTCCTGCTTATCCTGTTTGAACATCCAGAAGCCAGTATTTTCTTTTTCAGCACGTTTGAAAAGCATATCAAAATTGGCATAGAGCACCTTGGTCCGGAAAGGCGTGTAATCCATTCCCATCAGGAAATTAACCTCATCCATTGTTTTGCCTGAGAAAGGATAGAAACGTTGTTTAACCTGGTATTTGTTGAACTCTTCCGGCTGATCAACAAAGGTTTGTTCTGCGATATCTGCATTTAGTTTGGCGCGGACAAATGAAGGAGCGTTGCTTTCATTCGCTGTTTTAAGATCTGCTATCAGCTGTGCAAAGCTCTTTAATTTAAAATCATTTGGATATCGCATATCGACAACCAAATCAGCCGGGTTCGTTTCGGTAATCTCAGAAATAAGCGACACAATCGCAGACCAGGCAGCAGTTACCTTCTCAGCAAAAGGATGCAGCGTATCGTAAACACTGTCCATCTCCTGATCACGCTCGGTTGCTGTAGCCACTGTTGTTTTCTTGACCATGGCCTGCGTATTGAAAACGGCAGCATGAATCTTCCCCTCATATTTATCAATAATATCTTCCTGAAATTTCAACAGATCAATAGGCGGATGCTTATAAACCATGAGATTATCAAGATTTAACATATCCTCTTTGTTCCTTGGCAATGGTAAAATAACGGCATCCTGTGCACTCTGATGAAACACATAGCCAGTGCCTTTACAAGTGCCGCAAACATCGCCATCACGTGTTCTCCCGCTTATGCACCCGCCGGCAGTATCTCCCAAACACGGCTGAACATATTGAAATTTCTGAGGGAAAGCATGCAATGTTTTTGAAAGATCGGCTTCACTGATCAGCCTGATGACCTTCATAAACCAGGACCGCGCAACATGGAAAGGGTTTATATATGTAACCCCCTTTGTAAGATCATCCTCTATATAGCCAATTGAAATGGCGGGGATTGAATCCAGTTTGGTTTCATGCAAACGGATTGCATAGCGTGTATCCCCTTTTGATTGGTAGATTGCCTCATTTGTTTCAGGGATGTAACGCTTCCCAACCTGTTCATAAACCAACACATAACCAACCAGATAAAGGGTGAATTTATAGCCGGACTTTTTTAAATCTAAATCTTCATATACATTGGGCCGCTTATCCAAGAGAAATTCAAGCTTGTTATTTCTGTAAGAGAAGTTGATTGCCTGAGCTGAAGAAACTTCATAGGGATATGGAGAAGCTTTTTCATAATTACCATCGAAGGCATCCCATTCAAGAACGATGAAAGCATTTGGATCGGTAAAGGAAAGCGATTTGAAACGTGTTTGAAACCAGTAATCGAGACCGGAGTTTTGATTTTCGGAATGAAAGAACTCCATCAGCTTATCGGTCAGCACTTCAATCGCCTTTTCATCCTTGCTTTCTATCCGTTTGACCAGGGGATCAGTACGCAGCACCTTCTCAAAAGGGTTCATCAAGGAACTGGTCAACGCATCCGTTGTGGAAATGGTAAGTTCCAACCGCTGTTGAAAAGATGCATCATCCTCCCTCAAAGCAAACTGGTGCAATAAGTTCTCTAACCCTTCACCGGTAATCAGGTTCATATAGAAATCTGCAAGAGCATTGACCCGCTTATAATTCGGATGTGTGGTGTCATTCTCAATAGCATCGATGATGATCTGGTGTGCTTGGTCTAATGTCAAAGGCATGCGATTACAATTTATTTACGAATATATCAATATTAAATAATGATATAAAGATATTACGATTTAAAAATATCTTCAAACATCGAACATACCTGATATTCGCAGGCATCTGAGGTGTGCCCATACTTTTCATAGGTAGCTTTGGTTTCGGCAACCTTCACGATTTCTTTCAGTTTCCCATCTTTACCAAGCTTGAGATGCTGAAAGTCTTTGATCAGTTCCGGACATCCAATAGGGTCGATTTCGATGATAATAAAGTGAATCCCGCCTTTGAAAATCTCCTGAAGGAACTTGCGCCTTTTCAATACTGATGGATTCCTTCTCATGGTACGATCAGAGCCGGGATAAATAAATCCTTGCAGCTCCTTCTCAACATCATCAAATACACGGTACTCACCAAGCCCGGCAACCCTGTTCTTTCCGGAGGCATCACCGTAATAGAAAACAGTATTAACTTTATCCCCATAGTCGGTCCTGAAAGCTTCAACGACACCGGTAACCGAATTGAGAGGAGACTTTAAGCAATACTCCTTAAAGAACCGCACTTTGGTAACACTTACCGGTCTTGTGATATCGCTCGGATCATTGTACAGGTTATTCAACTCATCCGCATGCATTGTGACAGTTTCAATCTGCGAACAGAGCATCGTCATGTATGGCATTACGTTGAAGTCAAAGGTCAGGTGCACCGGCTTGAACGGCCTAAACTGAACCTTCTTAACCTGTTTCAACCTATCAAACTCATCATAAAACTCTCCTCCGGATTGGGTAAAAGGATAACCATATACAAACTTTAGAGCATCACCCTTAGTTAAGGTCTTTAACCGGTTTGAGATGTAGTTCCTGGGAAGGTTATGCTCATTATGAAAAGTAGAATAAATGCAGATTGCTTTGTTATCGTTCTCCTTGTAAAAGAAATCATCCTTCTTTGTAATCTTCTCCAGGATCTCTTCATCATAGGCATTGAGGTTGAACATATCAACCAGCCATTCCACGACACCGACAGCCGGGGAAGTATTGATACAAACAGGGTTGAAGGATTCAAAAGGGGTTTGAAGATCATCGGAATAAACCAGTTCTCCATCAGGGTTGATATACAAACCAGGCTGTGACATACGGCCAAGGATAACCGCTGTTAAAGCCTGTTCTTTGGTATCTTTCGTTTCATCCAGTTCAGCCCATCCCAGTTCCTTACCATCGTGAGCATCATAGTTATCGAGGGAAGCAATATAAACAATTGCACCGTTCCGAAAAGAGATAATACCATCATAGCGATCGTATTCCTCATATACTTTAAAATGTGCAGGCGGTTTCTTATTCACCACATACACGCCTTTGGGATCTCTCCTGGTATCATATTCCGTTATTCCGAATTCCTGTTTCCAGACCTTGCGGACCGCTACCAAAGTAGATTGAGAAAGTTGTTTGTAAGTGTTCGCTGCGATCATTCCACGCATACGGGGAAAGTTCTTAATGTAATACCCTGACTTAAAACCGATCATGTGAGACTTGCCAGAACGCTGGCCAGCCATGTTAAGCGTTATCGGCTTCCGGCTGAACAGTACTTTGCTCTGTGGCTTGCTGAATGTCGGCATTTCTCTCTATTACATTTACTGTTAATGCTACCGGAGCCAAAGGATCATGTGAATCCGGATCAGTAGGCTGACCGTTTTTATCAAGCATTTGAAGCCGATCGGTAAACATTCCCAAATGAATACCAATTTTATGAAGAGCCTCCGTTTTATTGTGAAGCTTTAAGGAAATGCCGTCTTTGGTTTGTCTGATCTCGGAAATAGCGCCTTTCTGATCATCGGTAAGGTCGGAAGTTTTATAAATCTCAACAGTTCTATTATTCCGGGTTCCCCTTACCTCCAGATAATTGGTAATGTCCGAAAAGCCAATTTTGACCAATTCAGCCAATACTTTATCGGCCGTGATCTCATTGCGCTTGGATAACTCCTCTCTCAATTCCTGGATATAATCCTGAATGTTAGGATTTGTTAGCAATTTGCTGGCAGTAATCCTTGCTGTCTTTGAAGAGTACCCAGTTCTTACAGCAGCTTGAGCGCCATTCAAATCGATTACATATTCTTCACAAAACCTTCTTTGTTTAGCTGTTAGCATTATTTAACCAATATTGTTCGTTAACAAATATAACTATTTAATTAATTACTATTGATACATCATTAAACGAGCTACAATTTCGAGAACCGAATGTTAGATATCTTTTAATTACTTCTTTAACAATTCAGAAATATTGTAATATCTTTTAATTCGGGCCAATCTCTTTATCTCTGCTAAAGTATCCTCAGGTATCGAGTCTTTTCGTTTTATCCAATCTCTATAAGCTTGATTGCTATCTCCTTTATAAGGCCCCACGTAAAATGCTACCCTATTCAAATTATAAACTATTGATTCAAATAATGCAGGAGATAACTTATTAAGATTAACATGAATAATAATATCTAACAAAATTGAAAGATTTTCAGCATACGCATAAAAGGCTCCGCTTGGAGCTGTCCTTTGCCAGGTCTCATCCATTAGCTTCGAAAACAACTCCATAAACCCAGAAATCAACTTCGTACCCCCTTCATCCATTAACTTAATAATTTCAAGTCTCAATTTCTCATCTGTAATTAATTTGATCACCTCGTCCATATCAGGATTCATAAAATAATTATTCACTGATTCAAATTCTGAATTTATTTCTTTTTCATGTGTATTAGCTTCATCAATTACTTTATTCAATTCGAAAAGGACATCTTTCAGATCCTTGAATTCTAAAATAATTATTCCATTATGATCTTTATAAGGCTCTGCTTTTGGAGTATCGGTATATAATAGTTGAATTAATCCATGAGGATATGTTATCTTTTGACTTGAATAAACATTGTTTGTCCAATCAACAGCAGTTAATACATTAATATCCCCCAGACCATAACCTATCATTAATGTGGTTGATTCTTTTAATGACAAAGAAAGCTTCTGCTGCCTATATTGATTTGGCCGAAAAAGACTTATATAATCTTCTTGCGAAATTATTATTGAATCAGGGTTGCTTCTTATGCCATGTAAATGATATATTGGGATAAGATCCTTAGGAGAAATTAATTGTTCACTCGGAGTCAATGAAATACATTTACCAGTTAATAATGACTCCAATACAGTATCATAATTTGTGGTAATTATCCAGCTTGGGGACAACTTCTCTAAAAAGGGTCCGTATTCTGCTCTTTGATCCTTATTTGGATACCAACAGGTCAGCTCTGCAATTTTTTCTTTTAATTTTAATAGCGCTTCATGATAACCTATGTTTTCTTTTTGAGCTATTGCCTTTGCGAGACTTGAGGATATATCAGGATAGGAAAGCCCTTCAATGTCAAGATCAACTAAAGCGATGTCAAATGACTTCGCGCACTTCTCTATCAATTCCCCCCATGACAATGCAATATATTCAAAATCATCGTTAAGAATTGCTTTCGACATACCCGCCCCGACAAACAGCCCTAGATTTCCATAAATAGATGATTTAGCAATTGTCGCCAGAATTTCTTCTCTTTTTAAAGTTTTTTCAGATTCCATTTTATAATTGGTTTCCGCAAATGTATTAGTTTATTTCAAAAAGCAAAACCCTCAAACGAGATGAATGAGGGTTTTAGCCAACCAAATTATAAACCTAAAATTGCCCATGGGGGTTGGTAGGGCTGACCAATCTTTTGGCTCTGGCTATCCGGTTAGCTACACCAGAAATCCTACCTTTCAATACAGTCAATATTTGCAACTACTAACTATACCAAAACTTAAAACTTTCACCAGAGCACTCCTTTTTAGTGTTGTGAGAGGAACAGGATTCGAACCTGTACGCTGCATCATCGCATTGCTCGCATTTTCGGACCTTACAGGTTTAACCCTACTCTGCTACATCGTCTACCATTCCGCCACCCTCTCAATTTGCCGTCTTTCCGGCTGTCAGACTTTCTCTCTATTGGGATGCCTAAGGGTCGGAATGACTTCAAAGCTCGGTTTGTCAGACCTTGCAGTTTAAATGATAACCTTCGACCATATTATCATTTTTCAATTACTCTTAATAGCTCCCTCTTGTAAATGTAGCGGATGCTGGACTCGAACCAGCGATCTTGAGGTTATGAGTCTCACGAGCTAACCATCTGCTCCAATCCGCGATGTTATGGTCTTTCCCATTGTCAGTCTTTGATAGTCATAACGGCAATGATACTTAGGATTGCGACCGCTTGATAATTTATGGAGCCGTTACACTGTTGGCATAATTCCACTATTACTGAAAACCCTCATCATCGCCCGACTAGGCAAAGTTTCTATACCGCAATCAACCAATATTTATAAACCCCAAACAAGTAATGCAGCATCGCGCTGTTCTTGGTTTGAGCGTTTTGCAATTATTCCTGTTAACCTTACAAATTCCTCATGGGTGATCTTCCCGTCTTTGCCTTTCCAGCATTTCTTAAGAGGTTTGATTATCCTATGAGGGATTTGTAAGTATTCGCACATTTCGACGATCTTCCTTCCAGTTTCATGGTTAGAGCCGGTATTGTTTCCAATCCTGGCCGCTACCCTTACCCCTGATCGTTCATTGTGGAAGTTGCTTTTCGCTATGAGCCAACCTCCTTCAATAACAACATGCTTAACATTCTCTTTCGAGAAATTCAAAAAATCAAATAATTCAAAGAACGTAAGATTTGATACCTCCAGAAGTTTGCCAGTTGGTTTGTAACAAGCAACTCCATTCTTTTCTACATCCGGATCAATCCCTATTATCAAGTCTTTTTTAGTAGTCATTTGCAGGAACTAAGATAAGGAAAATATTGAGATACAAATAATATTTAATGATACATCATTGCATTGTTTTGGAAAAAACTATGAGTTTATTTTTTTTATTAAAGAAAAATGATTTATATTATATATACTTGCATTACTAACTCCGAAGGTCCCTATTAAAAGATATTCGGAGTTAGCCAAGTGGCTTAGGCAGCAGATTGAAACTCTGTCGTACTGGAAACGGTACCGGGGGTTCGAATCCCCCACTCTCCGCACTAAATATCGTTAATCGATGGGGAGCTCAACTAGTAAGTTAAAACTAGTTGAGCTCCCCATTACGGATTCAAACTATTTATCCTCTTGATTCACTGTTTCCCTTATGATTTTGCTTCTAATTCCTTGATCAAAGATTCAGGAGAATGATAGTTATATCCACCGGGGAATGAACCAATATCTTTTAATCCAGCTCCTGTCATCCACACATAATCATTGTCGTATATCTCAGCCCACCATCCCTTGTCATGAGTATAGCACATATCATCAGGACTACGAGTATCCATAAATCTCTTAAAACCAAATCTCAGTAAGACAGCTTCAAAGGTTTTCAAATTCTTACGACGCTCCGCCTTTATTTTTTCAATATGCTTTATCTGCGTTTTAGTTAGCGTAATTTGTACGCCATCAACTGTTGTTCTCATAGTTTATTACTTTCTATCAATAACCAAATCACGAAAATTCTCAACACAATTATCGCAGATCACTTGATTTCGTTTATTTTCCATCATGCAAATCCAGGTGCTACCAGTCAATATTTCTTTCCAATACTTATTACAACAAGAACACCTAATCCTGCCGTTACCTTTAAATTGGGGGTTGCGCTCATGAAAATCAACCCAGTGTTCTACAGTTTGAAACTTGGCAATTGTCTTCAATTTAAAAGTCTCGGTTGTGGTTACACGCCATCCATTCCATACAATCTCTCTCATAATTTCACCTCAAATTCATTTCTCAAACTATTCCCTCCCAAATTCATCACATACGCCCTTCCAGCGAACCGATTCTCCCCATCAACCCTGTTGATAACCTTCAGAATACCTTCATCAGTCAATTTTCGCAGCTCATCTTTAATCTCCTGGAGGGAGCATTCGATTTCAAAGGAAATCACATCATGAAGGATGGATGATGTTAAAGCACAGCATTCAGTATTTGAATCTTTGATCTCTTCAATTATTGCATCTTTTAAATTTCTCATGAGAATAATGTTATTTGGTTATCGGGCTCCAATATTGATTTGACTTCTTTATCCACTTGTGCTTCTAGAGCCTTGCTTCTATCTAAGTGGTTTTTGTGCCTGCTTCTGAAGTAGGCATTTTGGGCTTCTCTCATTTCCTTGACGAGAGAAGCCAGGTCTTTTAACTTAACTTCCATTGTTTCTTTATTAATCTGTACAAAATCCTGCTTGACAGCCGCTACCTGTTCCGAAATTGAAATCCATTTGTAAACCGATCTTTTGAATTTCAAAAAGACTCATTTCCTTTTTCATAGTTTTACCTTTCATATCTTCGTGAACCGCCATGGTCAACATTATGGGCTTGTTAGTGTCAAAGTTCTTCCTAAGTTGCTGTGGTTGCTTCCAGAAACAGAACTGGCAATTGCTGTCTAATGGCCAATCAATACTCTTATCTTTCCAATAGTGAACAACATCGAAATGCGTTATTTTATCTTCTATTAGTGGAAATTCCCCTTCAGTATAAATCACCTCTTTCCATCGATGAACCCATTTAACAGACTTGGGCCGAAACTCGCAATAAGGAGAAAACTTAAATGTCGTTCTATATTTTTCGGCTCGCTCCATTTCATCGTAACGGTACCCAATTCTCATTTTTACCGGGATTTGATGGTACATATATAAAAACTCAAATATTGGTTCTATTTTGGTTCTAAAGGTGCAGATGCGTTTAGTTTGATTTGGAACAAATTTTAGATTATTCATCATGTCTTCAAACCCTATACCTCTCAACCAAATTATTTCACTTCCGATATGCTGCTCTAAATCGAGCATTGCCATTATAGTCTTAGGATCTTCTGCTGTTGCTATGAATTCAGGCCAACGGGAACAATATCTTTGAAGTTTATCATTCACTTTTTGAATAATTCCATGATCTTTATAGTACTGTCGATAGTGAGCATTGCCATTGTGCCCATCTAAGCAAACAAGTGCGAATATATTGAGGTCAGCAGGGTAATGTGATGCTATGTAGGCACTTGTTTTACCTCCAGATAAACTATTTACCGTTATCATCTCTTTCGTTCTTTATTTTTTGAATACAAATCACTCCCGATCCCTAGAACAAGGAGTCCGATTATTGCTGTTAAGAATGAGGTTTCACTCATACCGGTATCCCCCTGACATTCATGGTTTCCAAATTCAGATACAGCCCATGGTGATCCAACTGACCTTGAGTGATCAGCTTCCAAAGGATATTACACCCAAGGTTGGCCAGTGTGGAATTTATAAAGAGATCTTGTTTTTGCAAAGCTTCAGCAAGTGAGCAGCTGGGACCCTGATCTTCTTCATTTACCCGGGAGAGATCAAACAGATGGGTAACTGATTTGAGCCGGTGTTTTTTGTCTTTAAAAACAGA